CTTAGCCTATGGAATCAACACAAGACAAACGATCACAACTTTATAGATAATTTAGTTGGTGAGAGTATTAATGCCGGTGGAACGGGTGTATTCGTACACAAGTACATAGGCACTTACAAGGACGACACTAGTAGTAGTATTGGGTCCGGTGATACGTATATACAAGATGTACTATTCTTAGAAAATCGAGATAGAAAGTACGATCAAAATATATACGAGTTACGTGGTGCTTATAATATTGCTGATCCCGAGTTTGACCTTACACAATTCGGTTTATTTGTTGCAGACCAAGGGCTAAGTATGACTTTTCATATGAATACCATAGCAGAAGTATTAGGTCGAAGGTTAATGCCAGGAGATGTGCTTGAGTTACCTCATCTACGTGATGATTTATTGTTGGATGGTGGGGAAGCAGTAAACAGATTTTTTGTAGTAGGCGATGCTGGAAGACCAGCTGAAGGATATGATGCTAGATGGTGGCCTCATTTGTGGAAGGTTAAATTAGCAAACATTACAGATAGCCCAGAGTATCGAGATATATTAGGAACAGGCGCAGAGGCTGATGATTTAAGAAACATTCTCAGTACTTATAGCACAGAAATTGCTATATCAGACAAAGTCTTAGAATTAGCAGCAGAAGAAGTGCCGTATGACGGCGGCTATTATGAAGGTGGTCACCTTTATGTAGATCCTGACAGCCGCGACAAACCTGGTGTATATTTCCCGGGTGATGGCGAGCCGCCAAACGGTGTAAGTATTGTAGGTAGCGGTGAAACTTTTCCGGTTGCTGCTAATAACGAAGACTATTTTTTAAGAACAGACTTTTCACCTCATCGACTTTTTCAAAAGTCTGGTAATACATGGAAACGTATTAGCGACGACAACAAGAAAGTCTGGAATGCTGCAAACCGAGTACTCACATCGTTCATTAACAATGATACTATCACAATAAATACAGACGGCACACAGAAGCCTGAGAAAACAAATTTAAGTAAGGCTGTTAAGCCAAAGGCGGACTAGCACATGGATTATTGGTACGACGAACAACTAAGAAGATATCTTTTGCAGTTTATGCGAATCTTCGGAGGCTTTCAGGTTAAGGAAGGCAAGCGAGACGGTGTCGAGTACTATAATAAAGTGCCTGTTAGATATGCCGATATGAATCGAATGGTTGCTCACATACTAAAGAAGGGCAGCGAGAACATGGTAAACAGTACACCGTTTATATCTTGTAGTATTTCGTCATTACTTATCGCCCGGGATCGAGCGGCTGATCCGTTACTAGTTGACAAAGTGCAAATTGCAGAAAGACAGTATGACGATGATGCTGGGGAATATGTGGGGCAAGACGGCGAAACTAAATTTCCAGGAAATCTTTATACTACAGATAGATACATGCCTGTTCCGTATAATTTAACCATGAACATCGACATATGGAGTGGCAACACTGATCAAAAATTACAATTACTCGAGCAAATATTAATACTGTTTAACCCAAGCCTAGTACTTCAATCAAGTACTAACCCGTTAGACTGGACTAGTTTGTTCGAAGTCGAGTTAACAGACATTCAGTGGAGTAATAGAAGTATGCCAGCTGGTGTCGATGAGACAATCGACATTGCGACTTTAACATTCACTCTACCTATTTGGCTTAATCCGCCTGCGAAAGTTAAACGACAAAAAATTATTAACACAATCGTTACGAATATAACAGACACTAGCAGTATCAACGACTTGGGCTATGATGAGGACATTTATGACTTTTTCAGAACCTTAGACAAGCAATTTCAATTACATACTATTAGCCCTAACAACTATCGTCTAGAGGTTGTAGGCTCAGAAGCAACATTATATAAAGATAACGGAACAATATTAGCAAATTGGAATGATTTATTAGAAGTTTTAAGCCCGCAAGGAAGTTCGGGAACAGCAGATACGCAAAATGTTGACCTGGACGACATACCATTAACGCCTGGCAGCACCATTCAATTGAATTTATCTAATAATGTATACGACACAGATCAACAAATAACAGGATCTGTGGTCCGAAACACTATTGACTCAACAAAATTAATATTTACACTTGACCAAGACACATTACCTGCTAATACACTGACTAATTTAACAAGAATTGTCGACCCAGTTGCTAGTTTTCCAGGTGACGGTAACTTAGCTGCTGTAGCAACTGGACAAAGATACTTGTTAACTAACGAAATACAAGGAAATGTCTGGGGTATTACTGCATATACCAATGACATTATCGAATATAACGGTGCTGCATGGGATGTAGTATTTGACTCTCGTATGCAATTAGATAATACGCACTATATAGAAAACACATACACAAACAAACAATACAAATGGGAAGATGCACAGTGGACGAGCTCGCACGAGGGAATTTACAACCCGGGATACTGGATCCTAAATGTATAAAAGCCTGCGGTGCAGTGTTTCTGTCGCTCGACACCGGGCGTTGCCTATTACAACTACGCAATAGTAAAAAGAAACATAGACATACCTGGGGATTTTTTGGAGGTATCATCGATTCGGGTGAATCTCCATACGAGTGTCTCCAGCGTGAGTTAACTGAAGAGATGGGTTTTGTCCCAGAATTGCATAAACTAAATCCACTCGATACATATCAAAGCAAAGACAAGAGATTTATGTACTATAGTTTTGCATACATAGTAGATAAAGAGTTTATGCC